GGCATGACGTCGTCGTCCGCCTTGATAACGATATCGCCCCGCGTCATCAGCGCCACGGCATGCCGGACCCGGTTCCCAGGGTCCGGGCTACAATGGACGAGGTTGACGGGAAGGTTAGGCACGAATCCGCTCTTGGAGCAGTCGCAGAGCCACACATCGGGCGTCTCCCGCAGCCACGCCTCAAGGATCGCGCCGAGGCGTTCCTGCCGACGGTAGCTCACGACGACGACCGATACGCTCACAACGCCCCCCGCTTGAAGAACAGCGTCTTGATGATCCGCATCTTCGGCATGAGCTTCGGCGTGAACCGGGTGCGCCGACTGCCGCGGACAACATAGGTCTTGAACCCGAGGTCTCGCAGGTATGCGATGATGTCCTCTGGAGCGTCCCCGGCGAACTTTAAGAATTGCGGCAGGAACTCGATCATGCCGACGATCTGCGGCGAACGCCGGAGCAGCCGTTCCGCGCCCCGCAAGACGTGGCCGTCCCATCCCTGCGCGTCCGACTTAAGGAAGTCCACGACCGCATCGGGTAGCGCTTCGTCAAGCGTCGTGATGTCGACCACGACCGACTCTCGTCCAGGCATCTCAGCGAGCCGTCCGTCGACGTTCCGGTCCGCGTCGAGGTAGAGTCGCCCGCGCCCGGAGAGGTCCGATACCGCCGCCTCGTGGACGACGACCGTCTCGCCGAACAGCGCCGCATTCTGGCGCAGGACCGCCACGTTCTCGGGACGAGGCTCGAAAGCATGGACGCGACCCGCCGGACCGACGATCCGTGCCGCTATCGTCGTGTAGTAGCCGATGTGCGCCCCGACGTCGACGACCGTCATCCCCGGCTTGAGGATCGTCTTGATGTAGCGCGTCTCGTTCCGCTCGTAGACGTCGTTCTCGCGGAGCGCGAGACAGTCCCGCTCGTCGAGGTATTGGGGCCGGTTCATCGTGTCGCCCCCAGGTTGAACGGCCCGCCTATCGGCGGACGCGGCTTCGGCGGGGTCAGGCGACGCCGATACTTGCGCGACGCCTGGAAGTGCTCGATGACCGCCGTCTTTCCCGCCCGCAACGGGTGGTCGAAGATGCAGGTATATTCGATCGGGAGCTTGTAGAGGAGCGGACGCGCCCCGCCCGCCGCCATCGCCCGTAACGCCATGTGAAGGCAATGCTGATGCCGCTGTTGCGGGAACCGCTCCCCGAGCGCGTGCCAGCGCCGAACGATATCGCGGCCCGTCTCGCCGTTCCTGAGCCAGAGCGTACCGCTCAGAAGCTCGACGTCGCGCAGGAAGTGGACGGCGATGTCGTAGCGCCGCTCCTCCGATAGCGTATCGAATAGCGTCGGGTAGGAACGGATGACGGCGTCGGCGTCGACGAAGACGATGTCCTTGTCGGCGTATTCGGCCATAGCGTCGAGGATCGTCCGGCTCTTGAAGTTCAGGTTCGCCCGCCACGACCCGGCATTGGCGAACGTGAAGACGCGAAGCGGCACGCCGCACACCTCGGCTGACGCCTTGAGGCGCTCGACCTCGCGGACGTATCCCGTCCCTTCGGTCACGAACGTCACCGCTTGCCAGTTCACTCTCTAACGCCTCCGACCGTGCGCCTTACGATGTCCTCCTCGACGGGCGCCGCCTCGTATATCTCTAGGCAAAGCGTGTCCTCCGCCGCCGCGAACGAGTGCCAGTTGCCGACGGGGACGGTCTTCGACTCGCCCGCCCCAAGCGTCGTCGTGTCGGGCTGGTCCTGGTCGAGCCCGCCGCCCGGCCACTCGTGGACCGCCAGCCGCCCGCTGATGACGTGAAAGTGGTTCAGCTTCCGCTCGTGCCGGTGCTCCGAACAGTACCCGCCCTTATTGACCAAGAGCAGATGCACCGAGAAGAACGGACTCTGGAACAGGCAATGGGTCGTCCCCCACACCTTGCCTTGCTGATCCATTAAGCACCTCGTCGACCGTCGAGAACGGGAATATCCTCAGCCCGCTTTTCGGGTTGAGATTTATGATCTGCTTTCGCTCGTCGTGCATGAACTTCGCCATGCGCTCGAAGTCGCGCACGAACCCGCGCACCGTCTGCTCCCTCGCGCCCGGCCCGTAGCCGCTGTGGAAGTGCGAGTGCCCGCCGATATGCCGCATGTCGTAGCCCATGAGGTAGATCGGGCGCGCCTTGAGGACGAGCGCAAGATTGAGCGCCCCGACACCGGAGTTGTTGCCGTGATACAGCCCCTGGGCGATAGACTTCGACAACCCCACGCGCCCGAGCGAACGGACGTGGTAGCAGTCGTCGTATTTGCGCCCCATGAGGTCGAGGAAGACCTTGTGCCCTCCGAACTTCAACCACGCCTCGTAGCGCGGCCCGTCGTGGCAAAGCTTGTAGAACTTGTTGTCCATGAAAAAGAGAACGTCCGCCCACGGCACGTACTCGAAGGCGCGGTTGATGGCGATGACGCGCCCGCGCCCACGCAAGCGCTCGAAGTCGAAGTCCCGGAGCGATGGCCCGCCGCCGATGATGAAGCACGGCTCGTCGCGCCATGCCCCGTCCGGCATGACCGCCGAGAACGGGTTGTGCGGGTTGACGACCCGCTTCAGCGACGCCTTGTTCTCGCGGATGATCGTCTCGCGCTCGCGCATGAGCTGCGTGACCGCCCTCGACCTCGTCGTCAGTAACATCCTCTCCATCTCCAAAAGTGCCGGACAGGGCCGGAGGACTTTTATATCCCCCGGCCCCGTCGGCGTCATATGACCTTATCTCTGTAAGGGCTCCTCGCGGGTAAAGCCGGAGGCACCTTCGATATCGAACGTGCTCCCGTCAGCGGGGTCGACCACATCACCGCAAGTGGCGATGGGGTTCGTGAGGGTGTTGGGGCAGGAGCCGGAAGTAGCCGTGAACTCGATGCACGCGATCTGGTCAAGATCGCCAATGCATCCGCCGTACCGCATCCAGCCGGCGACCGTGTCCGTATAGGACAGGATGTCGAAGTCGTCGAACAGGGTGAGGTCCATGCGATACCCCGCCTTGATCGTCCTCTTGGGCAGGATGACCATGACGCGGTTCGCGTTCGTGAGCATCATCGAGGAAACGATGCGGAAATTGTAGTGAGCCTGTTTGATGGACCCGACATAAGCCTGGAGCTGGACGTCGAGCGCCCGGCGAACGCGGCCGAGCAGCTGGATCGGGGTCAGAACGACGAACTCCGTCGTCTGCGGATTGAGGTTATAGCCGCGGTTCTGGACGTTGAGCAGGATCGACATGGCGGCAAAGTTGATGGAGTCGGCGATGGACCGTGCGTCGGACGAGCAGTCGGAGCAGTCGGCCGGAACGACCGAGCAGCACCCGACGGCGTCAGCGGCCGCTTCGAGCAAGCCGTAGAACGTGGCCGCCCGGAAGGAGTACGCCTTGTTGCGGAACTCGATGGCGTTGTCCTCGATGGTCCACCAGTCGCCGTCCTCGAACAGGCGCCGATGCCAGCCGAGAGCGCCGCCGTAGTAGCAGAAGTAGCAGCGGTACTTGTCACCAGAGGCTTCGTAGACTTTGAGCTTTTCGCCTTCCTTGACTTCGCGGAAGGTGAGGCCGGACGCTACCCCGGCGACGTCGAAGCCAGACGCCTTCGTGCCCGCGTAGTCGCGGACGTCGAAGATCGACTCGTAGCCGTTGTCGTACTCGGTGACGAGGTGGAACTTCTCGACGACGTCGATCGCCTTCTCGTTCGGATAGCCGTCAGAGTAGAGTGTGAACTCCTGGATCTTCTTGTGGGCGTCGAGGAACTCCTGCGCCTTCGAGAAGCGGCCAGGGACGAACTTGTGGGGCAGGGCCGCGAAGTACTGCATCGCTCCGGCGAGGTTCCTCCGCTGCTCCGCATCTTTGTAATCGAAGGTCTCCCAATCGAGGTTGAAGATTTTGCTGTTCATGTTATTTCACCTCGTCAGGGAAGGACCAACTCGGCCTCGGCATGGTCGCCCTTGAGGTCGATCTCGACGATCTCCTCGGCCGCCGTGGCGGGCTCCGTGGCGATGCCGATCCAATAATAGGCGCTGTCGTACGTCGGCGTGACGAAGCGCGTGGTGGGATCCCAGTAGACCCGGTCGCCCGGCAGGAACACGTCGGTTGATTCCGTCATCTTGGCAACGATGATCTTCTCGGCGTGATAGATGAGTACGCCCTCATCCCCGAAGTCGACCGATTCGAGGAGCGCCCCGACGGTATCCTGTACCAGATACAGCCAGGGCGAACCGGCAGCCCAGCCATCCTTGATGCCGAGCAGCCCGTCCGTCTCCTCGCACGTAAACTTGAAGGACCGCCAGTCGCCCATCGGCGTCGCGGTTCTTAGTGCGTTAGGCATGTGTGCCTTCTCCTAGAGTTGTAGTGTTCGCGTTTCCGCACACGCGGCCTAGCCGCAGACGCCGTCGGGTCAGACCTTGATGAACGGGTTGCGCTTCGGATCGAGGTATTTGGACGCGGCGTCCTGGGCGGTTTTTGTTTTGTCTGGACCCGTACCAGGGTCGGTGGTTCCGCCCGCGCCTTCGTCCTTCTTGTCCTCGATGCCGTAGAGCTTCGCCAGCTTGGCCTCCTCGTCGATCTCGCTGTCGAGGTACGCTTTGAACTCGTCCTCCAGCTTCTCGACCTCCTTCGGCGCGAACCGCTCCAGGCGCGTCTTGACGAACTTGACTTGCCGCTCGGAGAGCTTGCGCTCGCCATTCAGCTTGTCGAAGATCGACCCGACCTTGCCTTTCGCCGCGTCCAGCCGCAGTCGGCCCAGCTCGGCTTCCCGCTCCTGGAGTTTCTTCTCCAGGTCCGCTCGGGTCTTGTCAAACACCTCCTCGGTCCGCTTCCGGTGGGCATACTCGCCCGCCGTGGCAGAGCGTTTCTCGGAGTCGACGTAACCCTTGACCACGGGGTCTTCGGTCAGAGATTCCGCTCCGAACAGATCGGACGGCTTGAGCTTTTCCGCAAGGATCAGATTGCGTATCTGTTCCTTCGTGATGACTTGTTCAGCCAATGTGTTTTTCCTCCTCCGGCGTTGCGAGCCGGATAGTTGTATTGACGCCATAGCCGAGCCGTAGCCCGGACTGATAGCCGTACTTGATGCGGCACTCGTCCTCGAACGCCTGGAGTTGCCCCAGGAGCGTCGCGCCGGGGAACCCCGGCTTGTCGACGGCGCTGTTACCGAGCGCGATGCCCGTCAGCCCGCCGAGGCCGACGATATCGACCATGTCCCGGTCACCCGTCGGCGCCAACTCGACGTCAGCCTCGACCGACGCAACGTCGAGCGGCAGGTGCTTGAAGTCGGGGTAGATGTGGCACGCTACGACAACCGACTCACGACCGTCGATCGTTTTGAGCGCCTTGCCGACGACCTCGCCGACCGGGGCGCGGCCATCGTGGGAGTTCGTCCCGGCGGCATGGCCGTGGAACAGTTGCAGGCCAGCCGTCACCTTGTCGTGGAGCTTGTGGATCATCGTGCGGAACCAGCGCTTGACGACGTTGCCGACGCCGATGAGGTGGCCCCGGCTCTCGCCCTCGTGGCCGATGACGAACGCCTTTATGAGCGGGTGCGGGTCGCGGAGCTTGATGTCCGCGAGGCGCGACGGCTCGACCATAGCGGCGATCTCGGAGTCGGCCATCTCTTGAAGGCGAGCCGAAAAGGTCAACATGGGAACCTCCGTCTAGCGGGACTTCTTCGCCTTGCCCTTGCGGCTGACCGTGGCTGCCTCGGCCTGGGCTGCGGCCTTCTTGGCGGCGCTCACGGCGAGCCGCTTCTTGTTCTCGGCCATGTCGCGCAGTTGCGACGTCTGGATCGGCCCGCGCCCGAACGCCGACGGATGCGGCTTCGCGTCCTTGAACTGACCGCCCGTGAGGTCGAACACCGCCGGCTTGATGTCGTCGGCGCGGACATGACGTAGCGGGATGGGCTTGCCCTCATCCGGCCGCTTAAGTTGATTCGTTGTCAGTACTGGCATTACTTCTCCTTGCGCTCTTTGCGGCGCTTCTTCGTATCAGCATCGTCACGGTAGACGGTCATGGCGATCCGCTTCCCGACGATGCGGTAGATGACAAAATGCGACAACGAGCAATCGCAGCACACCTCGTGCAGCGCCTCGCCGTTGCGGACATAGATGGTGTCGCCGTTGATGACCTGGTACCCGCTCATCATCGCGCCCGCTTCGTCAGCCCGACGTTGGCCGCGCACTTCTTGTTGATACACTTCGCGCACGTCGCCCAGCCCTTGCGCTTGAACGGACAGGGACAGGGACGCTTGACAAGCGCGGAGCCGCAACGCGGACACTTCTGCCCCGCGACGATGGACGACACCGCAACTTTGTTCGGCCCGGTGTGGAGCGTCATTCGGCGCCCCTCCCGGCCGTAGCGAGGTTCGCCCGCATCATCTCCAAGTCCTCCTTCGCCCGTTCCGCTTCCTTCGCCTCACGCTTCTCGGCACGCTTGGCCTCTGCCTCCATGTCAACGCCCGGTATCTGCTCGGCCACGAACTCCTTGCTGACGATGCCCGCCGTGACCGCCGGGATGAGCACCGCCGCAATGCGGTCCCAATGGTCCTGCGTGACGAGCGGGATCGAGACGCTGACCTTCGACGGGTCGAGCGGCGTCTTCTTCGTCACGTCGTTGTACATGAGCATCGCCTTCTCGACGAGCTCCCCGAACGCGCCCTCCCAGATGGCCCGCTCCCGCGTCGTCGCCGCCATCACCAGCTCCCGCGTGTTGTCGCCAGTAGCGCGGTTCTTGAGCAGGTCCAGGAGCCCGAGGTAGTGGATCGGGATGCCCGTCGTGCCGCTGATGAGCTTGACCAGAAGCTCGATCTCGGCGATGAGGTTCGCCACGCCCGCGACCTCTGGCGAGATGAGCTGGAACGTCCCGGTGTGGACGATGACCTTGCCGATCTTCCAGTTGATGTCCTTGATCTGGCTCAGTAGCCGGTCGGCCATAACCGGGTCGTCGACCATGAAGTCAGGCGTCGGCGAGGCGAACAGGTGGTTGATCTCCCGCAGGTCGCGCAGCGCCTTGTCGAGTCGGTCAATCTCCGTCAGACAGCCCATGATGCGCGGCTGGGCGTCGTTCGGGTCGTTGATGCGCCCGGAGAACTTCTTGTAGACGAACTCCGGCTCGGTGAGCGCCCCTGCCGGCGCCGTCGCCGTCGCCGGCCAGACGATACGCTTGTACCAGAGGTAGTCCTCGGCGTCGGCCTCGACCACATACCGCTTCGACGACCACGACAGGAACCGCGCCGAGACCATGCCGGGCCGCTTCTCGAACGCCTCCTCGTCCTCCTCGTAGAACAGCTTGATGGCGCACTTGCCCTCGATCTCCGACTCCTTTACGATCTCCTGGGCCATCTCATGATCCAGGCCGTTGTAGGAGAAGAAGTCATCGACGAACTGCAACTCCGCCTCGGCCTCGGCCCGCGTCTCGGTCGTATGCGTCACCTGCAGCCCTTCGCCCAGGATGAACGCCGCACGGAGGTCGATGATGGCCCGCGTCTGGACACATCCCCAGTCGGCGGTGTTCGTGTACTTCGCGGCGATGGCGGTGACGGCCTCGGCGTAGTCCCGGTAGTCGTTGCCCTTGTAGGAGGTCATCACCTCTTGGAGCGAGAGGATGTCCTTGACGAGGAGTTCCTGGTCGTGGTAGAGCTTCTTGTTCTTCTCGCCGAGCGCGGCCATCTCCTGAACGTGGGCAGCGGCGCGGTCGTCAGCGGCCCGCTTGGTTATCGCCAACTCGCGCTCCATCTCCTGCAACTTGGCTCTATTCGTGAAGAATATGCCCATCGTCGTCTCCTTAGTCAGGGTAGACCGAATGGCTTATGGTCCGCGCAACGGCGTCGGGCCGCTTGCAATGCGTCGTAATGCCGTAGCGAATGGCGTCCATCGCGTGATCGTCGAACTTCACCGGCTCCGGCAATGGCAACTCGTTCTTGTCCATCTTCCACGAATACTTGTGCGACTCGCGGATGATGTGCTCCGAGCCGGCGACGATGTGGATCGTCTTCGACTTGAGGAAGATGATGCCGGCACGCACGCTGTCCGGCCCCTTGTCGCACGGCTTGACGTTGAACCCGGCCCGGTATATCTCCTCGATCGACTTCGGCTCGCTGGCGTCGAAATAGACGGGGTCATACTTGCCGATGCCGGCGGAGCGCATCTTCTCCGCCAGCTCCGGGTTCGTGAGCCCGTCCTGGTAGACGACCTCCTGCACCCAGAACTCGTCGGCCTTGCGATAGATACGGACGCAGACGGACGGGTTCACGGCATAGCCGAAGTCGCCGCCGTAGAACACCTCGTCGAACCGGATGTTCGGCAACTCCCGGACGTCCCAGTTGTAGATCTTGCCCTTCGCCGCGGCCCACTCCCCGAGCGCATAGATGGCGTACATCGTCTCGTCCTGGCCCTTGAGGTCGGCCAGTTGGCGCATGTACTTCTCGCGCACATCGGCGATCGGGTTGTCGATGATTGTCGAGCGATGGACTGTCGCGTTCGGGTCGACGTGGTCAAAGAACCGCTCCTTGAGCCACGGGCCAACGGCGGCGTCGGGGTTGAACGAGAGGATGATTTGATGGTAGCCGGGGCCGGGCTCACGCAAGCGCAGGTCAATTTGGAGGAAGTCGTGCTTCGTGAACTCCGTCGCCTCCTCAAGCCAGATGGAGGTGATGCCCTTGATGCTCTTGATCTTTTCGGGGTCGTCGAGCCCGTCGAACAGCACCTCGACCGTGTCGCCCATCGGGTTCTGCCACGTCATCACGCGCTCGGTATGGTTGTAGCCGGGGACGATACCGGCCTCGGCGAGCATAGCGCGGAACACGGCGACGACGGACTCGTTGACGCGGGAGCGGACCTTGCGGAGGACGAGGAACCGGTGCTTGCCCTCGTTCATGGAGCGGATGAACAGTTTGCGTGCGGCGAACTCGGTCTTGCCCGAGCCAGCGCCGCCGCATAGGACAAGATACCGGGACGAGCAGTCGAGCAGGTCGTAGAACGATTGCGAGAGCTTGAGGTTCACTTCTTCTCGCCCCCGTTGCCGTTGCCGCCGTTCCCGTTCCCGCCCTCGGCCTTCTCGGGCCGCGTGTGGACGACCTCGATGACGAGCTTGTCGTTCGTCTTGATCGCGCCGGAGTGGTCCATCTCCTGCCGCTCGACATACCCGCGCTTCTTGCCCTTCGTCTTGAGGAAGAAGATAATCGCCGTGGTATCGCCCTTGCTCATGCGCTGACGGAGAAGCCCCTCGCCCCAATCCACGAGACTCTCTTGGATATTTTCAACAAGCTCTGCGAACTCGGCATCTTCTTTGAGCCAGCCGTAGTATGTCTGCCGCCCCATGTGCGCGGCCTTGCAAGTGTGGGAGACGTTGCCCTCGTTGACCTCAAGAAGCCGCAGGAACTTGGCCTTTTTTATGTCTGTCCGATTTGTCTCAGACAACAGGCTTGTCCTTTTCCTTCTCGGCAATGGCAATGCCCACCGAAGCGTCGCCTTTGAACAGGCAGTTGAGCGCGTCGACGAGCTCGTCGGACGGTTGGTCGACCTCAAGCGTCAGGCGGAGCGATTTGTCCTGCGAGACGAGCCGCTTCACCTTCATCTCGACTATCGCCGCCTCAAACCCGACACGCTTCAAAACTCGACCCCCTCATTGTCGCGCTCCATCGGATGCGTCAGGTTGTGCCAGACGTTCGCCAGCCGATGCGCCGCGAACAGAACTACGACAACGCCTAGCCCGAGGTGCGCCAGCAGGATGAGCGCCCCGGCGACCCACACCGACAGGCACCAGCCGCACGAGATAAGCGCCGCCGTGAACTCCGTCTTACGCATGATGGCCCGGAACCACTCGAACAACTCCGACTCCAACAGGATCTCCGTCACGGCCTCCGTTGCGATGGCAAGAAGCGCGACCTTGACGAGTAGCGTCACTTGGCGCCGCCCCCGTTGCGCGATATCTTGGCTATCTCGATGCTCATCAGCCCCAGCTGGGCGCACATTTGCGCGTGCTCCTTGTCGTTCTTCTCCTCCCAGCGGTCGACGCGGGCCTGGAGCGTCTTGATGGCCTCCTCGTGCCGCCCGCAACGCTCCGGGTTGTCCTCAAGCTTGAGTTCCCGCGAGAGCGTCTTCTGGCGAATCTGCCAATAGGTGATGAATATCCCCGAGGCTAGCCCTACGATGGCCCCGACGAGCTTGGCGATCTCGACCCCGAGCGAGTTCATAGCGCCCTACTTGACGAGGAACTTCTTGACGAAATAGACGCCGAAGGCGTAGAACGCGCTGACCACGAGGAACGGGACGGCGTAGCCGAGGAAGCTCCTGTGGCCGGGGATGCCGATGAAATAGAACA